AAAACTCTAATATTCTCAATGACTCCAGTAACATCAATAGTTAATTTACCTTTGTCGCCAAGTTGCATTGGAAGACTCCCACTATCTATAACGTAATTAACTGTCCTTGTTAAGTCTGCAGCCGCAGCAAGAGCAATAATCACTATGTCATCATTGACATTTGGGGGAGTTGTGAAAACAACTTGATCACCAGAAATATTATAATCATTTGATGGATCTAGGAATAAACCATTTTTAGTAACAATAAGTTGTTGATTATTGTTAGGAGTATATGGAGCTCCCTGATCAGTTAGAGAAAATGTAGTCTCAGTGCCGTCTTGGGCTGGACTTTTTCCAATTATAATATTACCATATTGGATCGACTTTGAGGGAATCTCATAGTCTACACCGACATTGTACTTGCCAGGTTCGTTTAACGTTACTAGATAATCTGCCATTACGTTACGCCTGGAATTACTAATACATTTCCCTGTATAGGCCTAGTCTTGTACGCATTAGGCGAAGTCAAAACCAGATCATAAACATACCTTCCGCCTTCTATGGTAGTGGTAATTGTACTAGCCATAGCGACTTTTATTTGACCACTTACCCTATTAGGGAATGAAACAACAAAAGAATTAGACTTTGTTGCAGCAGGGTGTTTTTTTATTTTAGCTTCGCCAGTGTAACCAGTTAGATTCAAAGAACTTGCATCTTCATTTCTGATAGTGAAAGTTGCTTCAAAGTCTACACCCTGATCTAAAACTAAATTAATGTTCCTAGCGGTCATCTGTCAGAAGGGTTTTAGTTATTTATCTAATTTACTTAAAATTAGTTTCATCATATCTTTTAGTTCACCTACATCATCTTTCAGTTTATCCATTTCTTCTTGTTCACCTATCTTCTGTTGTTTCAACTTTAGATAATTATTGTACTCAGAATCAGAACAATTCAATATTGCTCCTGATTCCTGATCTCTGTAGAGAGACCCACTATCTTTTACTTTAACCTTTTTCATTAGATAGATGCAATAGCTCTTAGATCACGAATTTTAGGAACGTAAGCGAAGTTAGTTCCTGACATGATAATTTTTATTTGGAATCCGTTGAACTGTGGAAGATTGGAAGCGTTAAACTCATATTCTTTATAATCACTGGCAGTTGAAGATGATAGAACTCTTCTGTCTGGTCTACCATTATTCTTTGCTGGATCTATGACTCTACCTTCAGAATCTAGGTTATCAAAGCCAGGGAATAGTTCAAACAATTGATATTGGGGTGGAGCATCAATTCTGAATATTCTGTACATAACTCTAATATCATTAGTAGAATGTCTGTAGGCATCAAACATTACTTTCAATCCATCAGCAGCCTTTTCAAGACTAACAACTTTAGATAAGTAAACTGCAGCACTAGGATCTTGATCAATAGAATTAACTCTTCTATCTGTTGCATAATCTGATATCTTAGAGTTGATTCTATCCATGACAGTAATCATATTGACTCTATCTAAGTCAATCATAGGACTTACTTTAGAATCTTCTGTCTTTAAGAATGTTTGAAGAGTAAATGATTTTCTACCTTCAAAGTCAACTAACTTATCTAACTCATTCTGTTTAGAAGCAATGATTCTTGGAGTGCTTAGATAGTTATTACTATTAAGAGAAACTTCTTCATATCCTTGATCTACAAATGCAGTTAGGTTGCCATCTGGACTATTACCACTGAATGTTCTAATTCTTGCATTTATATTTGTTCCCTCTGGAAGTAACGTAGCAACGTTAGGTCTAACAATATTGAATGGAATATTCTGTGTTGCCATTGGCCCATATGGTACACCAACTTGAACATATTGTTGATCGTAACTTCCACCAGATTTAGTTTCATTGAAGAATAGTTCTGGGAATCCACTTGCATTTCCAGTTGCTCTATCTACTCCACGACTTGATACACCAACCTTAACCCAGTAATGGTCAACATCTATTGGGTATTGTGATAGATTACTATCTAGGAATTTGTGTGAAGTATTAATTCTTCTAAGAGACATGCCATTCAATTCATATTTGAATACTTTGTCGTTAATATTGTAATCACCAGCTTTTGTGTCATCCATAGATCTGGAGATGTTGTTCAAGGTTGAAGTTGTAGTTGTTACACCAGTGTATTTGATAATTTCATTTCCAATCTTAACATAGCCAGGATTAGAGTTATTAACTTCAACATTTTCAAACGAAGTAAAGATTCCAATAGATGTTACTGTAATATCTTCTGTACTAGATGAATCTACTGTAGATGTGATCTTCTCAGGTTTGATGTCAGACTCAACTCCAGAAAGTGTAACCATATCTGATTGAGAGTACATACCATGATTAGAATGTCTTACACGGAAATGTAATCCATCAGCGATGTTATTGATAAAGTTAATAGCACCACCATTAACAACGCTTGTTCCGCCTCCACCGACATATACAATGGCAGATGAGGAGTCAACTTTAGGAATGCCTTGAATATTATCAATAACTAAAGTATTGAAAGCACTGATAACACCAACATTATTTGGAATTGATAGTAGTAAATCCTTACCGAATCCACCTGTGTTAGATGCGTCAACAGTCAATACATCACCAGCTGCGTAACCAGTTCCACCTATCGCTACAGTTGCAGCTGTAGCTACTCTGTTTGAAACAGTTAGGTTCACAGTTGCACCCGATCCTCTACCAAATTTTGATATGAGTGGTACACCAGAATAAACAACAGATGTTGCAGCAAAACCACTACCACCACTTGTAATTGTTAGATCACTACCAACACCAACAGCACCTAGAACCTTAGTTAGATTTGCACTAAAGTTTGGATTTGATTGTTGATATATTGTAGTTCCTTCTGTCAATCCAGTTTGTTCTGCTGATGTCAAACTCTTTCCTAATCCAATAACGGCACTCTTCGCTAACATATCAACTGGGTTAGGTGCAAGAGAAACAATCTGTCTATTTCCAATATCAAGATCTGGATTATAGAAGTTGACTCTACCTTCTGACTGTGTGAAGTTTGCCCTATACATGTTGAACTTCAAGTCTTCCAACTGGCTAGGATCCCATGTAGCACCGTTCTGAGATTTGAATAGTGAACCTAGTAGAGGTTGTTGAGATACAATTATTTTTTCAGAGTCAGCCGAATTTACTGTAGTAATATCCTCTTCACCCATTCTAGAGATGTAAACGAAGTATTCATTGGAAGCAGATAGAAGAACAAGTGCAAACTCTCCTCCACCTTCACAGTAAACAGGTGCAGGGAAAGTAAATGTTGTTGCTGCAGTTCCGTCCTCTGATATAACAACTTCATCTGGATCTAGAATACACTCACCGAATGGTAAAATTTCTTGAGTTGGTAAACCAATTTTCAGTGTTCTTACTTGTAATGTAACTGGTAATTGATTTGTATCTTTTGCTTGGAAGTAAACATCACACTTGGTAATGAATACTCCATTGATATCAGGAACTTCAAATGATTGTGCAAGAGGGTCAACCCATCTTGTTTGAGTTGTAGATCTATTTGTGAATGTCTGATCTACTGTCAATCTTGTATCAGTATCTGTGAGAGTCCTATCAGCTGATTGAGGTATTCTCTGAACATCAGCATTTCTCATCCTCAATGTAGATGCCTCTACAGTTTGTAATGTACCAGAAGCTGTGAAGTTTGCTTCACCTGAACTATCAGTGAATCCTGAAATAGTTGCGTTGGTAGAACTAGAAGATAAAGTAAATGTTTTAGTACCAGTATTAAATGTAGGTGCAGATGGAACTGTAGGATCAGGCAAGAATAGTGATCCAATAAGTGTTCCAGACTTATCTGTAATTAATCTAATTGCAGTTACGGTTGCAATAGCACCACTAGATTGACCAATCAACTTCATACCAGTGGTAATGTATCCATAGAAACCAGATGCGGATTGTAACTCTAATGACGCTGTATCAACGTTTAGAATTGTAGTGGTTGATGAGTATGTTGATGAGATACTTGATGCTGGGTCATATGGATTCTGTTTATAAACCTGATTAGGATTATTGTATGGCCCATATTTGTGGTTCTGATTTGCTAATCTAAATCTGATAGCATCGTTATTTGAATTAGGACGACTTCCTTCTACAATTTCACCAGCACCAAATGTACCAGATACCATTGTAATTTCTACAAGTTTTGGTACAACATACTTAGACATATCAATACTATCGAAGAATGGATATAGTCTTGTGTTTGGCTTGAGTCTTCTAGTAACAAATTCAATGTTTCTAGATCTCATTGTGGCAATAACTTCTGTGTTTACAACTTTATCACCTAGACTTGTGGTGTCGAATCTTTCACCAACACGGAACTGAATACCTTGTCTTGTTTCATTAGTTGTAGTTACAGTTGTTTGTTCTCTAAAATCAGTCTTTGTATCAAGGAAATTCTTAGTTGTAGTTAGAGGAATACCTCTCATCTTAACAAACTTACCTCTTACGGTAGAACTACTTGTAAGTTTAGTTCTTGTATCACTATAAATTGTTGGCCCAAAAGTTGAACTAGATCCTGTCCAAGTTGTTTCCCATGATCCCCAATCAATAGGTGAAAGACCAGTGTTACTGTCCGCACCAGTGATTCCCATTGTGGAGTTAAAGCTACCTTCAATGTCATATGTTGCAGAAGTTCTTCTAGTCTCAATCCATGTATCAGTTGCTGGATTCAATTCAACTTGACCAATCCAGTTAACAACAGCGAATGGGTTTACGTTTACAATGCGAGTGGCAAATTTGTTTTCTAAGTAAACTGTGTCGGTATAGTTTAAACATACAACGTCACCAATTCTCTTGACATTTGTATCACCCAAATCTTCTGCATATCTGAAATCCGCAGATGGATTAGAAGATGTAGCAGCACCAACTATAGCCTCTGTTCCGAGTAATAAGTCAACAGAAGTTGTATAGTGTTGAGGCCTTAATCTACCATCTACTGCATCTATAGATGCTTTATAATTTCTACTGGTTACATCACCACCAGTTACAGACTTAAAGTTATCAACAAAGAATCCAGACTTAAATCTATCAAGATTAGTTTGTGGATCTTTAAGAGACATTGAACCTGTTTCTACTTCAAGTAAAGATAATGAAGTGTAGTATTCAACGTTCTTTAATCTATTTTCAATCTGGTTGATATCTTTCATTCGATATCTCTTATATTTTGCCAAAGTCAAACCAACTTCTCTAGTATCATAGAGATATGGTGGAAGTTGAATCGTAGCAACTTCTAATGCATTATCGATTGTATTTGGAAGTTTAGGTATGTCTGATGGTACACCCTGAGATAGAGTAAAGATACCCTCCTTACTTAAGAACAACTTATCGATTCTTCCAAGATAATAATTATATGTGAGATTGAAAGACTTATCCTTAGCAACAATATGAGATGAAGATGATGAGCCAGGCACAAATTGTCTTGCACTAAACTCCCAAGGAGCCCTACCAGCGACTGTTGATGTAACTCTTGGTCTTAGATCAATAATATCTGAAGCATATCTTCCACCTACAGTAGGTAGAGAATCTGAGTATACAGAAGAATCATAAGAGTTTACAGTTACAAAATCGCCTGGGTCTGATGCATCAATAACATAGTTATTATAAACAACTGTCAATCTTCTAGTAGGAGCCTCTGATCCTTGTTTTCTTTCTAGAGCAGAGAAGTCTACATAATCTAATCTCTGGCCAGGATCGAATGTAAAATTATTTCTAATATCTCTATCGCCAGGGATAAATGTTTGAACTATACCTTGAACATTTGTTTCCTCAAAAGTAACTTCTTCTCCAACTTCAAATGTATTCTCGTTCTGGTACACAAAATCTACTTCATTTGTTCCATTTGTAGAAACAAATATAGCAGATGCTCCAGAAGTTCTACCAACCATGGCTTCACCTTGTAAGGCGTTCAAAATATTTGAGTTGAGGTTAGTAAGTTGAAGAACTGGGAACTGAGGATCTGATGTAGTAGATGATTCTAATACAGCAAGAACATATGCAACATCACATACACCTAAAGATAATCTTCTATCTTGAACTCTATCACCATAATTTGTGTTGTAAGTAAGTCCATCATTTAACTTCATTAATCCAGTGCCTGACTGGGTTTTTGCGGACTTATTAATTGTATAAGTTGTTGCTCTCTTGAATACTTTAGATTTTGGTTTTACATTTACCTTCTTCCAAGTTACTGTCAATACAGCAGCACCAGAAGCAGTGTCTAATCCAGATAGAGTAACAGTTCTGCCACTGACTGTAAGTTTTTGATTAGTAAGTGGTTCTACTGCACCAGTAGTCTTAAATGTTAAATTATAATCTTCTTCATCAAATGGTTCTAATGTGAGATCAGCATCAGTCTCTAGTGTTCCACTAAAGGCATTACTTGCAACTGTGACGTTATATGATTTTTTGATTATTAAATCAGCACCATTTGTGTCTACACTTGCGACATTATTTTTTGTTAAATCGCTGAATAAAAACGCCTTAGAGTTATTTTTAACTTCTAGAGTTACTTTAAATAAATCATTTACTGTTGTATCAGCAGATGGCAAAGCACCAGAACATACATTAGTTACATCAGAGATTGCCTCAAGTGATATACTTGTTGAAGTCTTTGCAGTAACACTATTGAAAGTTGGTACAGTATTACCAGAAACACTGTATTGAATAATATCACCAGTTTTAATTCCAATATTAGCAAAGTTTGCACTTGGAGATGTGATAGTAGATGCAGCACCAGACTTAGCACTTATTGTATACTGAGTTGCAATTGGAGCAAGTAGATGTCCTAGTCCCAATATAGCATCTGCACTAAACTTGTAGTTGGTTGGATCATTTCCTACTAACTGTTTGACATCTTCCATGCCATAATCTTCTACCTCTGTGATACTTCTAGAAGCAGTAACACCGTTGATAAAAATTTCTTCACCAACTTGGAATTGTCCATTGACTTGGTATAAAGTAATTTGAGTAGAATTGTTGGAAGATGTGTATGCGAATCCTACAGCATTACTATTCTGTCCTTCAATGTATGCTGGAAGAGGTACAGTTGTGCCTGTATTTAATTGTAGATATGTGAATGTTTGAATATCATATAGAGATGATTCAAATACTGTAGAAGAATCAGCATAGCCAACATTCTTCAACTTGATATCATATACTCTAGCAACACCAACTTGTGTTCCGTTGCCTTCTCCAACAGTGACTGTTCTTTTGTTGAATAAGTTGACATGGGAATCAGTCCCAATACCAATAGGTGGCGAACCACTTACATGGTTAAGTTCTACTTGTCTACCCACACTAAATGGTAGAGATTCATTCTTTATTTTTTCAGTAGTACGAGGTTTGGGAACGTCAACTGTTGTAGTGTTGATGGTTTCTATTTCATATCCCTTGACATATGCCTTTCCTGGCCCAATAGACAAACACATGAAATCATCTGAAGGAACGTTTCCTTGTTGTGTTAATTGAGATGAATAGTATGCACCATCATTTCCAATTCTATTGTTTAATTGTTCTTTAGGAACTATTGCGAATGGCTTGATATAATAGTTTCCAGACTCATCAAATGTTCTTCTTGCTAACTCATCACGAATTAGATCATCAACTTTAGTTCCAGATTTAACAAATTTTTTGAGAATACCATTTTCAATTCTCATTAACTCTACAAAGTTCTCATCATTTAGATCGGTGAGAGACTTCTTAATTAGGGTTGTAGATAGTTTGAATCTATCAGCACCAGGCGCTGCAAAGTTTGAGAATCCTCTTGCATTATCATATAGATCATTATCTATTGCAGATGCTGTTACAAGTTCTTCATTAACTAAAAGTCCTACTCTGTATGAAGGAGTATCACCATACTGATCTAAAATAACTGTAGAATCAGAAACAGTTACAAAGAAACCTCTGATGAAATAAACACCAGTAGCTATCTTTGCAGCAGAACCAGTAGCGGTTGCACTTGAAATAAGTGTTGTAGCAAAACTAGAACCAGATCTAATACTTGATAGAGAATAGTTCATATCCTCTTCTAGTAATAAGTTCTCTCCGTCTGCGAATGTCTTTCTTGAAAAATCAGAATCACTAGAACTCTGGTATTTGATGTATAAAGTATATGTTCCTTTTACTGATTCTCTGTTTGTAATATATGTTTCTACCTTAGCAGTAACACCACTAGTTTCCCCTCTAATCTTTTTGTTTTTTAGAGTTTCCAAATAAAGAGATACTGGAATACCTAAGTGGCTATCGTCAATCTGAACACAAGTATATTCCGAATCATATGCAACTTGGCCAGGGATTACAACAGAACCTTCCTTAAAGAAATGCTTACCAAATTTTTCAACCTGATTCTGTAGAATAGATTGGAGTGTAGTAAGTTCTCTAGACTGTACAGGTAAGC